TCTTTGTTGATGCAACATTAGCCGCACGAACAACTTTAAGATTATTTGAGTATGCTAGGAAGTTTGCTGCTGAGAACCAGTATTCATAGTTATCAGTTGTAGGTTTACCAAATCTATCTACTAGATTCACCTCATCTGAAATAGTTATAATTTCACCGACTGGACCCCACAAAAACACCCCCGCAAATGCTCCAATTGATGTTGGAACGGAAGGGACAATTGTAGTCAAATCTACTTCTGATACATTTACCCCAGGTGAGAGCTGAAATGCCATTGGATTTCTCCTTTAATTAATAGCTTTACGAATAATATAGTGTTGTTGTTAAATTCTTTTTATAGTCTATTTAGTTTTTTAGAAAGTTGAAGGAGTATAACCTCTTTCCGTCCATATATCATTATTTTCACGGTCAATCGTAATTTCTTCTCGTTTTCCGTCATCTATGATACCAACAGGGGCTAAATCTTCATCAACCAACATGTTCTGCTCTGCCAACATTAACTTTCTTACATCAATACTTGTAGAATCCTTAAAGAAAGTCTGCGCTGTCAACCACGCAAATAGAACTAATCCCATCACCAAATCGTCATTGTTGCCTTCTTCAGCTGCGTAACTATCACGAACCCTTGAAAAGGTATTCATTTCAGCTATTGTGTCAAAGTCATTAATGATTAACTTATCGTTTTCAATAAGTGTTTTTAAGTTAGCACACCCAATTTTCTTCACAGATTTGGTTGTTTTAATACCAAAGGAAGTAGACCGTCTAAAACCAGCCGATATACTCTGACCTTTGATATGGTGGTGTTCTAACTTATAAATGTTTTCATACTCTAAATCATAATGCAATATGTCAACCACTTGTTGACCAATGTTATTTGTTTCAATTAACGCATAGGCCTCATTATATTTCTTGGCCACCGAATAGATGATGGTTGGAAAGAATAATAAAGGCAATTTATTATTTCTATATTTAGCGACCTGCCTATAAGGTGTTTCTGTCACATCAACCACATTAATGGTAGAATAGTCAGCCTCTACACCCTCAGCACAGTCAACCGTGCAAATATAAAGTCTGCCAGGTATAGGTTGTTCATATATGTCCAAACCCTCATCTGAAGATATTGGATTATGAAATGCTAAACTTCTTAACTTGGTTCCAGAAATCAATGTTGCTGATGAACCAATAAATTCTGTTTCAAACTCTACACGGAACTGTTCTTCACTTGTATTCCGTATTGTTTCTTCTTTCCACTTTTCATCACGGCCTGGTACCATTGACCAATGGACTTCCAATGGTTTGTATGTAGAACGACCTTCAATTGCATCAGTCCACATTTTATAAAACTGGTTCAATCCGTTTGGTGTGGATACAATAATAACTTTGGTCGTTTGACCAGAAGAAATCACAGGATAAGTTGATTGGAAAAAGTCTTGCGCCATATTGTGAGGCACAAACGCAAACTCATCAAGGAATATTAGATTATAAGAACCGCCTCGGACACCGGCTGCGGATGTTGCATATGCAAATATCTTTGAACCATTTTCTAATTCAATATTACCTTTATTCCAAACCACAACGCCTTGCTGTAACCACAAAGGCAAATATTCATAGGCCTTTGTTAATCGGTCCAAAATCTCACGAGCTAATGAACCCTTATTTGCTAAAATACCAACTGTATAATCTGGATTAAATAAAACAGACCATAACATATAACCTACTGTCGTGGTTGTTTTACCAACCTGACGAGGCATTTTTGCAATACAAAAACGATTCTCATGGAAAGTTTTGACCATTTTTTCTTGGAATGGCCACATGTCAAACGGAACCAAACCGTGGTCCACATTGACAATCTTTACATAATTCTTAATAAAGTGTACCGGGTCTTCGGTACATTTAATAATTTCTGCTACTTGTTCTTCTGTATAAGATAGTTCAACACCCACCCTTTTGAGGCGGTCATTACCAAGATATCCGTCAGACATTTTATTTGATTAGACTACTCAAGAACCATGCTTGTTTTTGGTGTTGGTCTAATATATCCTGTAAGAAGTTAGATATTGCTGGTTCACCAGCTTGGTCAGCTAAAACAATACCAGCTCTTAAATGAATAATGAAACGGTCATTATCACTCTTTAATTGTGTAAACATTCCAATAGCTGTTGGTATATTTTCATTGTCTTGAATGTCACATAGTTCAAGCATTCTATCCAAACCTGTTGGAGAATATGAACCTAGCATACGAATCTTTTCAGAGATTAAATCTGTATTGTTCCATACTTGGGTATAAAATGCACCTAGAAAGGCGTGATAATCATTGAAATTTGGGCCTTCTACATTCCAATGAAATGAGTGAGCCTTAAAATACAAACCAAAGTTTGTACCTAAAATTGTTTTGAGTTGTGCGACTAATTTTTCCATAGTAATCCTTATTTATTGTTCTTCAAAAACTTAACTAATTCGTTTGTAGAACCAACAAAAATAGCCTTATCTACATTTAGATTTTTTGCGTTTCCTGCAAAACCATCTCCATTAGGTGTTAAATCTTTGCGTTTTTTTTGCAAATCCAACAAATCCTTATTCATATCTGCCAAACTTTTAATTAAAGTTGCAGCTACTTCATATGCACGAGGATGTTCTGATTCTTTAGCCACAGCTAATAGTTGATCCATAGCTTGATTGCCTTTGGCTATAAGTGTTCTCATATTACTACGAGCAAAATCAGCATCTTCTTCAACCTGATTTGTTGGAATAACTTCTTCAGGTTGCACTTCAACCACAGGGTTAATTTCTATGGGTTCAGTATTTAGCGCTTCACTTATCTTATTATTTAATTTACTCATGGTGAATCTGGATATTCATATATGGTTTCAGTAAATCCAAAATCATCATCAACATTAGCTGTGATTGGGTCTGGATTGGTAATAATTATAACAGTCTTAACTGGATTAGCATCAACGGTTTTAATAGTATATTTAGCGTTTGTTTGGGTACCAAGAACAATATCATTAGCTTGTAATGGTTTATTAAGATTACCTACTACTAAAACGCCTGTATTTGAATTACTAAAATAAGCTACATCACCGGTAACACCACGGTCTTCTACAAAAATAGTTTCTTCTTCAGCAAAGTAATTAGAACCATTTGCATAATCTACAAAAACTTTCTGTGAAGTTCTTGAGATGGTATCAATATGTAGGTTCGTATTTGCTTGCTCAATAATGTTTTGACTTGTTTTAACTGGTGGGTAAATGAAACCTTTGGCAGTAAAATCTAAAGTCCAAATAATCAAGCGTGTTGATAACATATCACCTTCATAATCAACCTCTGGTGAAGCTGAATTAAGTATGATAGGCATGTCATATTTCTGTGTCATGTTTGAATTGAAATTAACAGTCACATTAAAATCTGGTGTAAAGAACGGCAATATTTGTTCAAGTATTTGTGTGCCGTCTTCATGGTTTCTCACATAAATTGATAAGGTAAAATCAAAGTTATATGGAATTGGAGCATATTGTGTTTTGAGCCCATCGGCAGTATTGTATGAAAAGTTTTGTAATGTAGATACTTGCTTACGAGAAGAATCATAACCCAATCCAATGAGTTCAAAGGATATACGAGGAACGACCGTGGCGATAGATTTAGTTAAGTTAGGGTCAGAAGTAATGCGAGTTAAATACTTCTCTTTGGAACCATAGGATAATGGAACTCTAAAGACTTCTTTTTTGGTTGCCCCATCCAATGTATACCTTTGTAGGATAATATCATTAAAAAGAGAACCAAAAGCCACTACGACTTTTCGTATTGTTCTATTATAAAATTGTGCGTTACCTAGCATTAATCACCACCAAACGGATTTGTTTCTGTCCAATCAATAATACCATCACTTTCAGCTTCAATACGAGCATTATCTTGTATATCTTCAAAGACAGTATTCATTTCTAACAAGTTGTCAACGGTATTAATTGTCCATTGAGCATTACTTGTATTACCTTTTAGTGTGCCTGAACTGAATGTTCCAATGGTTCTATAAACTTCAATATATGTATTTGGAACAAAATCATAAACTAATGCTTGTGCAGTAGCGGAAGCTAAATTAGCACCAACATAAACAAACTCATCATTAACATATTTGCCAGAACCGCCAGCACCAATTGTAATTTTTGTTCTTGGATATTCATCACGGATTTGTTCATCAATATCTGGAATACCTGTTTCAATAATCTCATTAGAAAATACAAACTGTTTAAGTTTAAGTGCATAGACATAAACATTGGCGCCACGACCACGGCCTAATGTATAAAACATAGCCGATTCGTTTTCATGTTCTACAAAGGTAATTTCAAAGAAGTTTTGAACCAAAGGAACATAAATTAAATCACCTTCTTTTGGTCTATTTTGAGGAATGCTAGCTGCAAATCTACGGCGAGAAACAAGTAGTCTAATTTCATCACGAATTTCAAGACCAAATTTAGAAATAAAGTCTTGTTCACCTTCCATACCCGTTACATCTTCTAAATACATTTCAAGAGGATAGGCAGACACATATTGTTTGAGTGTATCTTCACCAAAGATATAATCAACCGTATCACGACTGGTTCTTGGCATGTAATAAACATCCATACCATGAATCTTGAGTGATTCAATGACTAAATCTTCAACGAGCAGTTGCTCTGAAGTTATATTCTTCGGAAAGTTATTGAAATAAAGATTGGTTGCCATTCATCACTAACCCATAAACATTTCATTTGGCAATACATTGTAAGATTGCATTTCTTCTTCTATTTTATCAATTTCACGCTGTGCTTCTTCCATAATTCTTGGACCATCAAGTGTCACTCCACCTGGTAATTGAACACCAGCAAATTTACTTAAATTAGAACCCCATTGATACTTAATTTTGGCTGTTGCATATTGTTTTAAGAACCTATCGTCCCAAACATCTGATACGCCAGCTTTTGACATTGTGTTAGAAGTTACATTAGCAGATAAGGTGTTAGCTGCAATTACAATTTCTGTGGGTGAATTAATCTTACGCACTTGAACTTCTTGACCATCAGAGAGTGTAATAAAATCATTTTCAATAATTTCTTGGTCAAACACAGTAGATGTGCCCGTAAGTGTATTAGATGATGTATTACCTGTAACAGTACCGGTCAATGTGATTGTAGCTGGATCCAATTTACGGTAACATTCAATAATAACATACTTACCTAATTGTGCATCTCTTGACCAATCAATATCAAGCATCAATTTATTTTGATGACGATTGAATCTAAATTGTGGTGTGCCAGAGAATAATAAATTTAATGTGCGAATATGTTGCATTGTGATTTCATATGACACATAAGATACGGATGTAAAATCATATAAATCATGCAAGCGTAATTGATAACGCAAGTCAAACATATTGACTGAAGAATTTGAATCGTCAAACGGTAAAACAGAATGAACAAATATGACAGCATCTGGACAATAAATCCATCTACGGTCAATATCTTCTTGTGTGAATTGATGTTTCATATAAACCTTCTCGCAACCATCAAAATGGTAGTCATAGAAGAATTGAAGAGCATCATCAACACGGTCTTCTACTTGGTCATCATCCACATTTATTTCAATGACAGGATGACCTAGTCTTCGTTTGCAATAATCAATGAATTGAGCTCTTGTTGTTGGTTTTGCCATGTTTTACCCTAATGCGATTGAAAGAGCTAATACATCACCAATGGATGCACCAGCACTTATAGCCGTTGTTGTTACAGAGGTCACACGACCATTAGATGCAAGTGTAACTGTTGGAACATAGGTTGCATTACCATAAGTTCCTGCTGTTACTGAAACTGTTGTATAATCGGTATTAGCAATACCTGCGGTACCGTTTGCTAAATCATAAGCGTTCTGTGCAGTAGTCGCAACAGTATTTGCTTTATCAAAAGCGCCATTAGCATGCGTGTAAGCTAGGCCTGCCGTTGTTGTTGCTGTATTTGCTTGATTGAAAGCACTATTAGCGTGGGTGAATGATGAATCTAAACGAGCCGCATCAGCAATATCATAGTAAGTTGAACCATCATTAGTGAATGTCCATTTATCGGAAGATTCATTCCAAAGTAATGACACATTAGCAGATGAACCACGGTCAACTTCAACACCAGCGTTTACAGTTGGCGCTGATGCTTGATTGATAGCTGCATTAAGTGTAAGAACATTATCAGCGATTAATGCGGTTGTTGTGTTTGCATATATGGTTTGACCAATAATAGTCAAATTACCAGTAACAGAAACATCACCAGATATTGAACCACCAGAAGAACTAAACTTGGTATTTGAATTATCAAATGCCGCTTGTGCTATCACATTGGCAGAATTAGCCTTAGCGAAAGCTGCATCAGCGGTTGTGGTTGCCGTATTGGCTTTATCAAACGCACCATTAGCATGATTATAAGCTAAACCTGCGGTAGTTGTAGCGGTGTTGGCTTGATTATAACCAGACTGTGCAAGAACATTTGCAGAATTAGCTTTATCAAAAGCTGCATTAGCATATGTGCCTGCATTGACAGCATTATTATTGGCAGTAGTTGCTAAATCATAAGCAGTTTTAACTGAGGCTGGAGTAGCTGCATTACTTGTAGAAGTAGATGTAACCGAATCTTCTAATTGAACAACACCTGTCTGTGATGTTGTACCTGAACGAATCGTTGTATTTGAGGCTGATGTTAAGCGACCTTTAGTGTCAACCACAAAAGTCGGGACAGAAACACTATCACCATAACCACTTGCAGTAACACCAGAATCTATTAGACCAATATCTAATGCGTCTGTGCTAGAATTGCCTGTTACAAATACACCATTGGCGACAGCCGATGTGATTGTAAGGGTATCATTATTTGCATCAGCAACTAAACTTGTTCCATTAGCAGAAACAGTAGTAAATGCTAATTGTGCAGTCTGATTGGCTTTATCAAACGCAGCTTGTGCTGATGTTGTTGCAGTATTAGCCTGATTATATGCGGCTTGTGCTAATACATTAGCAGAATTAGCCTTATCAAAGGCACCATTTGCATGTGTATAGGCGGTTGAAAGAACACCTTCTTTAGCTAAAGGTGTGCCACCAGCGGTTGACCCGTCATGGATAACCAGCGTTTTCTTATCGGTATCTACGGTAACTTCAGCAATCGCACCTGTAAATGCGTTTGTCTGTGTGGTATTACCTCGTCTTAATTGTAATTGAGTAGCCATAGTTCTATTTATAGTGTCCCGTAATCAATGCTGTAGTTCATCGCTTCATAGACATAACCATAATCAACAGTTAAGCCTTGTGCGCCAGGAGTTCCTGCAATTGTAATTGTTTTTGTTAATGAATTTGCAAACGCAATTACACCAGCTTCACCAACAAAATTTAATTGGTCCGTTGATACTGAAGCATTTGCGTATGTGTTATTGTTTGATGTATAGATAACTCCAAAAGAATTACCGCCACCGCCACCGCCTGAACCAGCGTTAGCTGTATATTGTTTTGACCCATCAGCAAACTGAATGTATGTGTTTGTGATGACCGTATTTGCATTTACTGTATTGGCAAATAAACTATATGAATTTAATTGAACATTTGCACTAGCGTTAATGTAAGGTACAAAGTTTAGAGTTGATGCTGGTAAAACGGGTAGTGTTAAAGCACCATTTGCTGGACCATCAAATAATAAACTAATACTAGCTGAAGTAGCAAGCATTACTGCATATATTTTTACTACAATTCTATCTGATATATCTAATCCAATAGGCGTAGAAATATATTTGTTTGCTCTTTGTTGAATTTGACTATTCAGAGTAGAACTAGAAGTGTTTTCAGTTGTAGCTATGAGTGTTTCAGTTCCACCAGTTGTTCTCTTATAAATTTCAGCGTAGCAATAATAACCTTGAGAACCAGATGCTTTTTGTGTATCAAATTCTATTACAATATCGCCTGATGGAATACTGGTAATATTTGGAAATCCAACATCAGATATAAACGATGTTAAAAGTGTTGGTGTTGTAGTAACTGTTCTTGTTGTGGTATTTTGTGTACCTACTGTATAAGCATCTAATGATTTTAGAACCATGTAGTCGCTAACACCAGAAGCGGTATTAGCAAGAGAATAAATCTGAAGTGCTGGAGCAAGGCCAGTAAGTTTACTACCATCACCAATAAAGTATTGATTTGTAGTTACATTACCAGTAACAGTAACAGCGCCACTAATTGTTCCACCAGATGAACTGAATTTAGTGTTTGAATTATCATAAGCAGACTGAGCTAAAACATTGGCAGAATTGGCTTTATCAAAAGCCGCCTGTGCAAATACTCCGTCAGCATTAGCAGTATATTGTCTTGTGCCATCAGCAAACTGAAAATATCCACCTGTGTTTGCAACAAATGTATTTGAATAGATAACATTTGCACCAGCAATAATACCACCAACACCACCACCTGTAACCAATGATGATGTATTAATGTTGGTTACATTGAGAGTGGCAATTGCCTTATTAAATGTGAAAGCTGCATTGGCACCAAAAGAACCAGAATCATTAAACTGAATTTCTGTATTGAGGCCGGCTGGTTGTGTGGTTCGGATTGAACCTAAAGTATTAGCTGCAGATTTATAGTAGAGAATACCATCAGCGAAGTTAAGAGATAACTCACCGTTTGCAAGAACGCCAAGTGACGGAGTATTTCCCGTTACACCAGAACTTCGGAGTGATATTACTGTATTTGCCATTTACTAGAATGTTCCGCCAGTTGAAGCAAATTTCAGTATGTTATCTTCCTCTTTCTCTAGTGTTTTAGGTTCCTCTATAATTGGTTTTTGTTCTTCAGGTATTGTAATACCTAGTTTCTTTTTCTTTGAATTTGGCAACATTTCTTCTAGTTGGGTAACATACTCTTGTTGGTCTTTTTGTTGTTTCTGCAAATCACCAATTGTTTTTTTGAGACCTTCAATCTCTTTCATTTGATTATTAACAGCTGTTTGTAACCTGTGTCGTTCATTATCTGTATTAGATGAACTTTGAATAATAGCATCTTTTTGGCTAATTGTTTCTTTAAGAGTTTTAATTTCTTCTCTTAATATATTAGCATCAGCATTTTCTGAAGCTAAAGTGGCGAGTTTCTTTTCTAACTCGCCAACTTTTTTAGTATTTTCTTCAGCAAACTTCAATTGTGTTTGAAACATAAAATTCTGTTTCAATACAGCATAAAAGTTCTCTAATACTACTTCGTTATAAACATCTAAAAACTTTCCATCCATGATAAAACCCTTTCATTATAATTAGAATGACCCGCCGTTAAGGTGTGCAAATGTTGGAATTCCAGAAGAACTAATTTGCAACACATGACCTTCAGTAGAAGATGCAACAGAAGTTAATGCTGATGTTGATGTAGTGCCACCAATAATAACACCGTTTGCAGTATAAGATGAGAATCCTGTACCGCCACGAGTTACACCTAATGTACCAGATGTAATCGCTGAAGCACCAATCGCAATTGATGTATTAGTGATTGAAGCAATACGACCATTAGCAGCAAGGTTGAATACAGGAACAATTGCAGCTGAACCGTAATCACCAGCAGTAACAGATATATTCGTAAAGTCAGTATTTGCAACAATCGCAGTACCGTTAGCAAGGTTATATGCGTTTTGTGCCGTTGTTGCAGCTGAGTTAGCGGTGTCAAACGCACCATTGGCATGATTGTATGCGCCTGTAGCTGTTGTTGATGTTGTGTTTGCTAAGTCATATGCGTTTTGTGCAGTAGTGGCAACTGTATTAGCCTTATCAAAAGCCCCATTTGCATGGTCAAGAACATTGATACCTTTAACCAATACTGAAGTAGCTTCAATGTTAGCAACCAATGTTGCAGTTGAGAATGTTGTTGTGTCAACTGTATTAGCTGCACTTGGTTCTGTTGTACCACCTGTTAAGAGTTTATACTTACCAGAATCTGAAGCATCACGGAACAATGTAGTATATTTTGTTGAACCGTCATTATACTGACCAAAGAAACCAATGTCAAGTGCGTCAGCAGAGTTGTTATTTGCATACTTGACTAAAGAATCTTGAACAACAATTGTTTCAACATCTTGTGTGACTGTATTACCAGAAACAACTAGGTTACCTGTAACAGACAAGTCACCAGAGATTGTACCGCCAGTTGTTCGCACAACCGTATTGTCAACATCAAGTAAAATAGTATTGTTAGCATCAACAAAAATAGATTCAAGACCATCACGGCCTGTAATTGTTAATGTATCGGTTGATAACGCTAATGAACCTGAACCTGTATCACCAGCAACAGATAGGTTGGTTGCAACAGTAATGCCTGTATTAGATGCTGAAGTTAAACGACCTTTAGTGTCAACAGTAAAGACTGGAATCTGTGATGCACCACCGTATGTACCAGCAGTTACACCAGTTGTTTTTAAGTTGCCTTGTAGAACAACTCCTGCTGTGCCGTCAAATGCAACTGCAGCTGATTCAACATCAAGGCCGTTAATTTCAAAATTTCGGCCGTTAAGAAGTGCGGTAGCAGTATTTGCATTACCATATAAGTTTGCACTTACATATGTAGCAGAGAACCCACCATCTGAACCTCGTTTGACAATTGCAGAGGATGTATTTGCAGAAGTAGCTGCGTCAATAAGAGCAGTATAGTATTTACCACCAATTGCTACAACTGAACCGTCTGACTGACCAATGAATAATTTATTTGAATTATTAGAATACGCCGGTTCGGCAGTATTCAACGATGCAGGTATGGCGGTGGTATCTGAATATTTGAGTTGAATTACGGTATTAGCCATTTAACATTTCCTTTTTTTGTCTTGTAATTCAAATTCAAAATAATGTATAAGACAATGTTATTTTTGATTAATCTATTATTTATCTCTAAAAAGAACCACCATTTACTGCAACTACGGTGGCTGTCACGGTGTTTGCTTCAAACTTACCTGTGGTTGAGTTATATTGTATAACTTGACCATTCTGAACACTAGAAATATTAGTATCCGTCAATTCTGTTAAAGCTACATTTGGTTTTGGCTTAAAATTAGAAGATACAATTGTAGTTCTATTTGTTTGCCCAATTTTTACTTTACCTATTACTGCCATAGAACCTCTCTAAAGTGTGGTTACATTAGGTAATATTGTGACGATTCCTTCAACCACACGAGTTTTTTCTCCTGCTGGTGAAGTAATAAGTAAATCATATAATGCACGACCAGCTATTAAATTGGAAGTATTTGCAGCTGTCATTGATAAAGTAATTTCACCATTAGCTGTACCTGTTACAGTAGCTGTAAAACTGTTAGCTGTGGTGGAGTAATAAGACTTTCTTATTTGAGAATTGGCTGTATAACCAGTAAGGTTGATTGCATCACCATTGGAATCTTCTACATTGATTGTAGTAGAAAATGTAGCACCTCTTTCAATGGTTAATTCTGTAAATGCAGCCAAGTTATTCTCCTTCTTTTATACTCTATTTAGTCAAAACTGAAGTTAGCGGACAATAAAAAACCCACATCAAGTGGGTTTCTTTGATTGAATTTATTTTAGTTTATGGAATATGAACTTGGGGTTGCGTTTGCAGTAAATGTGCCAGGTCCTGTAAAGGTATGTATAGTATAAGGACTTGATGTTGTTACTGTTCCACCAGTAGCAGCTTGGCTACCTGAATAACGAACAATGACGATACCTGAACCGCCAGCTGCGCCAGATGTATCATTATTACCACCACCGCCACCGCCTCCACCACCACGATTAGTTGTTCCTGCGGTTGCACCACTTCCTGTTCCTCCAGCACCGCCACCACCGGATCCACCAGGTCCGCTAGAACCTCCAGGATTAATATTACCACCACCGCCACCACCACCAGCATATGTGACTGGACTTCCAGAATATGATGATGCTGTACCATTTCCACCTGCACCACCTGCACCACCTCCTGGTCCAACTCGTGTTCCATTAGAACCAGCTACACTTGCACCACCACCGCCGCCGCCGCCACCATTACCAACATTAGCTCCATTACCACCACTGGTTCCTTGACCTGGAGTTCCTGAAGCGCCAAGAGGTGAACCACCTTCACCAGAACCTCCAGCACCAGAACCGCCTGAAGTTGATGCTGGTTGTCCTGGACCAGGACTACCTCCTCCTCCACCACCAATTGATGTTATAGTGTCAAAAACTGAATTTGAACCTCGTGCGCCAGCTAAACCATTTGAGGCTCCGCCTGGACCTCCAGCACCCACCGTTACGGTTAATGCTTGTCCCATAGAAACAGAATAACCGGTAGATGTTCTAAATCCTCCAGCCCCTCCAGCGCCACCATGATTATTACCACCGCCTCCACCGCCGGCTACTACAAGATAGTCAACAGAAATTGTACCTGAAGATAATCCAGATGGATAACCATAACCTGATGGCCTGACGACATAACCGTTTCCGTTAGCAGTAGATTTTAGAAATAAAACTGGCATATTATAACCTTTGAATAATTTTTTGCTTATTTAGACACATAATTAGTTGATACCGTAAGTTGAATTTGCGGTAAATGTTCCTGGACCCGTGAATGAATGGATTGTATATCCACCAGAAGAAGTTATTGTGCCACCGGTTGCTTGTTGAGAACCTAGATAACGGACAATAACTATACCTGAACCTCCGGTTGCACCGCCGTTACTCGGTGTAGAAGAACCATTATCACCACCTCCGCCACCACCAGCACCTATGTTAGCGCTTGCGTCTGTTGGTTTAGCGTTATTTGCAGCTCCATTTGGTGCACCTGGACCGCCAGCACCACCAGAACCTGATACCGTTGAAGCTCCACCGCCACCGCCAGAACCATATACTGTTGGAGTTCCAGAATATGAAGATGTTAAGCCTGCGCCTCCAGCTCCACCACTTGCTGCTGATGTTGTACCTGGTCCAACTGAACCAGCTGCATTTGCACCACCGCCTCCTCCACCACCACCATAACCTGGTGTATTTGATCCTATTCCAGCTCCACCACTATTTCCTTGTCCTGGAGTTCCTGAACCACCAGCTGTTGCGGGAGTAGCTCCCGGTCTTGAACCTCCTCCACCAGAACCGCCACTTTTTCCGTCTTTTGAACCTCCACCTGGATCAGCCCAACCACCACCACCGCCACCGCCAGTTGCAGTTATTGAAGGACCAAAAGCTGAATTACTTCCATTAGTTCCTGCTGATGTTGTTGATGAAGGACCTGTTGTTCCTCTTGGGCCACCGCCACCAACTGTGACCGTATATGCACCTGTTGAAACTGAAAAACCTGAACCTGTTAATACACCACCACCACCACCGCCACCGCCACCATAATCGCCTGAACCGCCGCCTCCACCACCAGCAACTACAAGATAATCTACTGAAAAGGATTGAACACTGTTTAATGATAACCCTACTGGAAATGTATAGCCAGAAGGCCGCAAAGTCCGACTAGGCCTTGTTGCTGCTGTGGATTTTAAGAATCTGACAGCCACTATAACACCTTGAAATTAAGAAATCTCTGCGCCAAATGCAGAGATGGATAGACTTGCTGAAGAAGCGTTTGCAGCTAAAACTGCACCAGCAGGTAGAGTTAATGGGAAATCAAGTTGTGCTGTATCGCCAGGAGGAACAACCGCACCACGAATCACAAAGTATTGTGGTAATGTTGTTGCACTTATAGCTGCACCACTTGGAACAACCGCAACTGAATAAGAAATATTAGTTGAAGGTGTTAAGTTTGTGACATGAATTGAATTGACTACGGCTGCTGTTGAGGCAGGAACCACATAGACATTGGCTAATGTGTTTGCAGTAGCAGTAACTTGACCTAGAATTTTATAAGCGTTTGCCATTATTTGACCTCTATACCAAACGCATTAACTGAAACATTAGAAGCCGCATTGGCACCCGTAACATTTGCAGCTAAAACTGAAGTTGCGTTCATTGTTAATCTTGGTTCTAATACAAGTGTGTCAGCTGCACTTAATGGGTATTGATAAACAAGGTAATGTTGATTACCCAATGCAGTTGAACCGAAACGAGCCGTTACATCAACAAGCACATTATTGGCTGATTGATTACAAATAGTAACTGTGGAAACAACAGTAGAAGTGGAAGCTGGTACCACATATACATTGGTAGCTGCATTGGCTGTTGTTTGAATTTGACCTAAAATCTTATAAGGTGTCACAGAGGCTGGAGCATCTGGAATAACTGTAATCGCTGATGATGTAAATGAAAATAAACCATTAGAAAGAGCTGCACCTGCAGCTAGTTTAGACGCTGTTACAGCACCATTCACAATATCAGCTGTATTGATTTGTATGGCTGTATTTGAAGCCGTTGAGATAACACCTGAAGCGTCAAAAGTAAGTGACGGAATAGTATTAGCTGAGCCAAATACATTTGATGTTACATTATTGGCTACTGCTATGAGTGATGGGGCTACCTTGGTAATTGCCATTATTGTCCTTCTAGTGCTTCTATTCTAGTTTTTAATTCGTTAATAATTGTTTGTTGTTCTTTAATTGCTGCTGTTAGTGTAGCTACTAGATATGATGTATCTATATCTTGATAAACTGGATTACCTTCTGCATCTACAGCATCTTTTGTTCCACCAACACAATCTGGAACAATTGCTTGTAATTCATGAGCAATAAAACCTTGACCATTTGTTCCATCTACTTTCCATGTGTATGTTACTGGATTTAACTGTGTAACTTTATCTAAAGCACCTGTCATGGGAACTATGTTTTCTTTTAAGCGATAGTCTGACGATGTAGAATAGGTTGTGCTTGACCCGCTAGTATAGATACGACCTACTTGACCATTACCATTTTGGAATGAACATGAGTTTTGTTCTGATGTACCATTATACTTATATGCCATGCCACCTGTATCAGTATGATACATAATAAATTGATATCCAGCAATAACAGATGTTCCACCAAGAAATAATCTACCACTAGAATCTATAAGCATTCTTTGTGTGCCACCAGTAAAGAAGTCCATGGCGTCAGAAGAATGTTGGTATCTAATTAATCCTACAGCTGAACCTGTGGCTGAATCAACCATGTTGATTCCAGAAGCATTTGTTGTTCCGGCTTGTAATGATACAAAGTTGTCTCCAGAATTAACAACAGCTAATTTACCGGTAGCAAAACTTGAAACAGATGATGTTCCAATAGCTAAACTTCCAGATGAATCATTTAAGCTTACATTTCCATATAATGTTAAACTTGGAATAATTTGTGAACTTGTAATATTACCAGTAATCTGTGTATTAGCTACCGCTAATGCAGTCTGAGCTTTCCAGATAGCATTTGTTCCATCCGATGTTAGATAGTATGTAGCATTACTTGTTTGGCTTGGTAAAGCTGCACCTGGTGCTAATTTAGCTGCTGTGATAGTCCCATCTAATATATCAGCCGCAATCACAGTACCATTTGCAATCATCGCTGATGTGATTGAACCATCGGGTATAGAGATAGATGTAGTGTCAACGCTAAAGAGTGTTGCACCCGTGTTGGACCTAACGATAAAGCTATTATCGGTATCGGTTTTTATACTACTAACAATGATTGTTCCGGCCATAATTCTCTCTTAATTTATTCTTTTATTTATATCACCTAGCATTAGCGTATTTGAATGGGCTCTCGGCAAAAGCTGCAAATATAATAGCATTTCCATTGCCATTCAATTCTGTGCCAATAGATGTTCTAATTTTGAAACCGTTTGATAAAAAATCTACATCAATATTAGAGTCTGTATATTCAGCACCTGTGGTATTTGGAGATAGCCATTGAGTCATTTTATTTTTTGTATCTCTTGCTGTGTCCATAATAATCCAATTTTGTGTTGTGGCTGTATTCTTAAACATAACAAATTTAGGCTTAAATCCACAATATACAAACGGACCATTACCGTTGACGCCATTTCCCGTGTATGATCCGAATTTAGAATATCCTTCCACTTCTGACCAACAATAAGCTACATAAGTTCCACCATTTGTATTATCTTCTCCAACAGCCGTTCCTAATGAAATAACTGAACTAGAGTGTGTTCCCCAATATGTAGAATATGTTGCTATCGTCATACCTTCATCTAAAAGCAAATATTGAGTATTTAATGTATATGTTTTATGCCAAACTGGCCAACTAGATGTGGATCCAGAATCTCTACGCTTAATAAAAATCATAGCGGGTGTAGCACCTAAACCATGGCCTATTGTTGCATTATTAGAACCGTTACCAGTATATGTCACAACACTAAATCCAGCGGTTGTATTGACTGATACATTACTTGATATTGTTCCAGATGTGTTGACTGTGGATGCACCACCTGCTTTCCAAGTCCAACCTACAAAAGTAAGAGTGCTGGCGTTTACATCACCTTCATCACCAACAGTAAATCCATTAGAATTAAATGCTGTAACTCCAGCTACAGTATCTTCTACCGCTACATCATCAGGTACTAATCTTTTTGAAGTTCCTCTTACTGAATCATAAGCATTATGTTTTCTTGTAGAACTTCTATTTTTTACCCACACCAAATCAGGTTGAAAATTTAAGCTAGTAATATTCTGTGATGATGGACCGTTTCCTGTCCATAATACAGCGTCAAAATGTTGATTTGGTTTTTTAATTATTGGCATAATCGTTATGGTAAATTAAATGTGTTAAGAGCTTTGAAACCTGTTGGTGGTGTGTATGCAAATGGGCGTTGGCCAAAGTTAGCATTCATTACATCACTGGTGTTTCCTTGAATCCAAGGTTGTGGAGTAGAAAGCAAACCGCTTCCTGTTCCTTGCAATACATTATTTTTATAAAAAGCACATGTTCCAGCATCAACATCAAGTGCAACACCAATAATATCTCCGCTTGTATAAGTTGCACCGGCAGATGGATTAGAAGTAAATCCACCGAATGTACCCGTAGTAGCTTGATATCCAGCTCCACTAATTGTTTCATCTAAAACAGCTGTGTTAGCGATTCCAATAACAAATTCAGTAGTTCTTGTTATAACAGAAATTTCCCAATACCACTTTCCGCTTGTCACTCCAAGTGTACCAATTGCAAATGTAGCATTACCTGAAGCATTTGGAAATGTTGCCTTTAAGTTTGCTTCTGAAAAGGTTGCGACTTGTGCAACTGTTCTTCGCTTTGCTAATGGGTTCAACACGCAATAATTACTCGCAGCTGCACTTAATGTTGGCGAATCAATCATCGCATCATAGGTTGTGCCAGATGTAACTGAAATGTTGTTTGTGTTCCAATAGTTTCCGTTACCAGAAAAATCTCTACCTAGGCCTGTGTTAGAACCTGAAGTGAGAGCTATGTCAGAGAACTTGAGATAATATCCATTGGTACCATATGTACCTGCAAACTTTTTAGGAATCCATTGGCCTGTGGCTGCGTCTGTTTTGCCAAATGATGATGGTGTTAATTGTTGACCATCAATATGATGATATTCAGCTAGATAACCGTCTGCGTAATCACTACCAGATGGCCAAATGCCAATGCGTGCTGGAATACTAGCTTGATTTTGATACAAATCAGCATTTAGAGATGGATATGTTGCGGTTGAAAGTGCTGTGACTTGTGAACCATTAATATAAAGTTTAACTCTGTCGGATGATGTAGCTTGTGTTGTATCAAAAGCTACTACTATGTGATACCAAGCGGCCGGGTCACGAAATACTTGTGTTGTAATAAGTCCTGTATTATTTGTTTCATAAACTTCAAACCTATCTGAAGAATCCCATTGAAGAATAAAATCGCCCGTTAAATTATCAGATACTCCAA